GTCGCTGACGATGGTGGCGATCCGCGGGCATCTCGCGCGGCTGCGCCTGCTTCTCGACCAGCTCGCACAATGAGGTGACGATGGCCGATCAGCTCACGATCTACAACGAGGCGCTCGGTCACCTCGGGGAGCGGCGGCTTCTGTCGTTGATGGAAAACCGCGAGCCGCGGCGCGTGCTCGATAGTTACTGGGCCGGTGTCGTCGCCTATTGTCTCGAGCAAGGGCTGTTCCGCTTCGCCAAGAAAGTTGTGCAGATCGACGCCGACTCGACGGTGCCGGCCTTCGGTTACAATTATCGGTTCGCGATTCCGGAGGACCGGATCCGGACCGTCGTGATCTCGAGCTCGCCGGATCTCGATCCGCCGCTCCTGCAGTACAACGAGGAGGCCGGCTTCTGGTACGCCAACGCCACGCCGCTCTTTGTCAGCTTCATCTCGAATGACCCGACTTACGGGATGAACCTCGGCGCCTGGCCGCAGGCCTTCGGCGACTATGTGACCAAGCGCCTGGCGCGCCAGTCCTGTAAGCGGGTCACCGGATCCGAGGCGATGCTCAAAGGGCCGGGCGGCCTGATCGAGCAAGAGGACAAGGCGCGGCGCGTCACCAAGGCCAATGACGCGATGAACGATCCGCCCGGACTGCCGCCCGTGCCGTTCTGGGTGCGCGCGCGCCGCGGCGCCTTCGGGCCCGGCGGCCTCAGCTTTGGCTCCGGCGGCACCGGCGAGAACTGATCGCAGATGGCTGCCGAAAACGCCGCCCTCTACGCGTTCAACGCGGGGGAGGTCGACAAGCGCTCGCTCGGCCGCGTCGATGTCGCCAAGCTTCGGCTTGCGGCATCGTGCCAGGTCAACTGGATGCCTTGGATCGTCGGGCCGATGATGCTGCGGCCTGGCTTGCTGCACGTCGGCGAGGTCCTTAACGATAGCCCGGCGCGCTTGCTGCCCTTCGTCTTCGCTGTCGCGAACAACGACACGGCGCTCCTCGAGTTCACCAATCTCGGCTTCCGGATCTGGGTCGGCGAGCAGCTCGTCACCCGGCCGGCCGTCGCCACCGTCGTCGCCGATCCGACATTCGGGGGCGGCGGCCTCTGGTCGACCACGGGCACCACGGACGGGTGCACGGCAGCGGTTTCCGGCGGTATCGCGACGCTGACCGCTCAGGCGCAAGGCGGCTTGGCTCGGATCCAGCAGACTATCGCGGTCGCGCCCGGCGACATCGGCAAAGAGCACGGCCTGCGTGTGGTGGTCAGCAACGGCCCGGTCACAGTGCGCGCCGGCACCTCCTTCGGCGACGACAGCTACATCACGCAGACGGTGCTCGACACCGGCACGCATTGCCTCGCCTTCACGCCGACCGGCGGCGTGTTCCTCCAGATCGAGTCGAGCGATCAGTGGAGCAAGACGCTTTCGAGCGTGACGATCGATCCCGCCGGTCCGCTCGCGGTGCCGACGCTCGTCGCGACATCAAGCTTGAAATTGATCCGGCAAGATCAGTCCGGCGACATCATTTTCGGCGCCGTCTATGGCCAGCAGCAGTTTCAGGTGCAGCGCCGATCGGCGCATGGATGGTCGTTCTCGGTCTATCGCTCCGGCGACGGTCCCTTCGCGCAGCAGGCGGCTGCGGTTGCCAACCTGACGCCGAGCCAGGAATACGGCAACGGCAATATCCAATCGGATCGGCCGGTCTTTAACAGCAACCAGGTCGGCATGCTGGTCCGGCTGTTCCAGACCGGACAGACGAACGCGACGGTGCTCGGCGGTCTCAATGCTGCGACCGCGCCGGTGCGCGTGGTCGGCGTCGGCACGGTCGCGCGCAACTATACTTGGACCGTCGCTGGCACATTCACCGGCACGATCACGCTCGAGCGTTCCTTCGACGGTCCGACGTCGGGCTTCAATGCCGTGTCGACCGTAACGGCCGCGGGCACCATCCCCTCGAATACCGGCACGGGCAGCACGCCGAACCTCGACAACGTGATCGCCTGGGAGCGGCTGCGGTTTAGTGCCTATACCAACGGATCCGCTCAGGTGTCCTCGAACTACGCCGGCGGCGGCGGCTTCGGCATCGCGCGCGTGACCGGCTTCGTCAGCCCGACCCAGGTGAATGTCGAGATCCTCGAGAACTTCGTTTCGCTGTCGGGGACGCAGGATTGGGCGTTCTCGGAGTGGTCGACGGATGCCGGCTGGCCGACATCGGTGTGCTTTCACGAGGGCCGGCTCGGCTGGTACGGCTATCAGGCCTGGCTCTCGGCCTCGAACGGCTACACGAGCTTTGCCGAGATCGATAATCAGGGCAATGCGGTGGGCGATTCCGGCCCGATCGACGTCGCCTTCGGCTCGGGTCCGATCGATGTCGTCTCGTGGGGCCTGTCCCTCACGCGGCTCTTGCTCGGCCGCGAGAAGTCGATCGCCTCGGTGCGCTCGTCGAATTTCGATCAGCCGGTGACGCCGGCGGACATCGTGATCCGCGATTGCTCGGTTGAAGGCGCGGCGCGCATCCAAGCGTTCAAGCTCGGCAAGCGCGGGATCTTCGTTCAGCAGTCCGGCGCGCGGGTCTATGAGCTCGCCTTCGATCCGCGCGAGATGGATTACGGCTCCTCGGATCTGACGCGGCTTAATTTCGACATCGGCAAGGCTGGCTTCGTCGACGGCGACGTGCAGATCCAGCCCGACATGCAGATCTGGTTGCCACGCGGCGATGGCATGGCGGCGTGCCTCCTGCGCGACTTCGACGACGACGTGACGGCCTGGTGGCGCGTGATGACGCTCGGCGTGATCGAGAACGTCGCGGTTGTGCCGCAGGACGGGATCGAGGATCTCGTCTATTTCGTCGTCAGGCGCACGATCAATGGAACAACGAGACGCTTCATTGAGCGCCTGGCGCCGCGCGCGAATTGCGTCGGCGGCGTCATCAACGCGCAAGCCGATTGCCATGCGCTCTACCAGGGCGCGCCGACGGCGACGGTGAGTGTGCCGCATTTGCCGATGATGCCGATCGTGGTTTGGGCGGACGGCGAGGCGATCGGCGGCGGCGTCACCGACGCGAGCGGCAACTTGGCGATGCCGGACGGGAAGCTGCACTCGAACTATGTCGCGGGCCTCGGCGGCGTGCGCGTGATCGGGACGACGTCCAATCTGCTCGAGGGCGGCGTCGCGCCCGACCAGATCTTCACGCAGCTGTCGAACTCGCTCACGGTGGGCGCGCAGTATAATGGCTATCCAGCCGAGGTCTTCGCCGACCTCGGGCCAAGCGACGCGCCGCTTCACGTTGGGTCGATCGTCGTTGCCAACGGTGCGATCGCGCTGCCAAACGGAGCGCAGGCCAGCATCATCGTCGCCTTTCTCGGCTTCATCGCGCCGTTCATGTCGGCAAAGCTCGCCTATGCGGCGCAGATGGGCTCGGCGATCACGCAGACGAAGAAGGTCGACCACGTCGGGCTGGTGATGCTCGATACCTATTTCCAGGGCGTGCAATACGGCCAGCGCTTCGACGTCCTCGACGATCTGCCGCAGATCGAAAGCGAGGAAGAGGTACCCGCCGGCACGATCTGGCCGGAATACGACGCGCCGATGATCGAGCTCCCCGGTGAGTGGAATACCGACGCGCGTCTTTGCCTGGTCGCGCAGGCGCCCAATCCCGCGATGATCAGCAACGCCATTATTGCGGTCAAGACCAACGAGAAATGATGCGCGTCGAGATCCGGCCGTCGCAGCCCGAGGACTTCCTCGAGCTCGTCGGGCGCTTGCCGCCTTGCCGCACCATGAGCCTGACGGCGACGCTCGGCGGTCGCGTGCTCGGCATCGGCGGCCTGGTGTTCGCCGGCGGCGACGTCGGCGCCTGGGTCCACATGACCGATGAGGCGCGCCGCTTTCCCTTCGCCATTCATCGCGCCGGGGTCGCTGCGATCGCGATGATGCGCCGGGCGCGGGTTCGATGCGTCTATGCGAGCGCGCAGCCGGACAATCCGGCGGCCGAGCGCTGGCTCAAGCGATTGGGTTTCCGGCGCGACGCCGCCGAGTCACGCTTTGTTTGGAGGCCTGATGTACCCGACGCCCGCTGAGAAATACGGCCTCACGCCAGGCCGCGGCGTCGTGGCGTTCGCTCCGATGACCATGATGGCGATGAGTCTCGGCTCGATGGCGATCGGCGGCGGCTTGTCGGCCGCCTCGACCATCGCCGGCGGCAACAGCGCCGTCGCCCTCGGCAATGCGCAAAAGGCGCAAGCCAATTACCAGGCGGACCAGATCACCGAGAACGCCGGCGGCGAGCTCGGCGCGGCGCAGCGCCAGATGCTCGACACGCAGCAGAAGACGCGGCTTGCGACTTCGGAAGCGATCGCGCGCGCGGCCGGCAACGGCGTCAATGCCGGCGTCGGCTCGCCTGTCGCGATCACCAAGAGCATCGCCTCGCGCGGCTCCTATCAGTCGTTGATGGATCTCTGGCAGGGCCAGAATAAGTACACCAACGACCTCAACACCGCGGCCGCGGTGCGCCAGTCGGGCGATATCGCGCTCGCCGGCGCGCAGATGGAGCAGCAGGCGGATAACCTCAAGGCCGCCGGCACGATCGCCGGCACCGCCGGATCCATGACCTCGGCCTATGGCAATTTCCGCTATCCGATGATGCGCGGCGGGATGAACTATGGCTAGGCTGCCGACCGCCGAGGATCTCGGCCCGACACCGCGCGTCGATCCGGCGCGCAGCATTGCCAGCGTCGACCTGTCGCCGATCGCGCGCGGCAACGCGGCGCTCGAGCAGGGCGGCCAGGCGCTCGGCGCCGGCGTCCAAAAGTTCGGCGCCGGCTCGGCAGACTATGCCGACGCCGAGCAGCGCTTTCAGTTCATGCAGACGCATGCCGATTATCTGGCGAAGTCGATCGACGTGCAGCAGCAATTCCAGAACGATCAGGATTACGCGACCCTGCCGCAGCGCTACAACGCGGCGCTCACTACTCTGCGCGACCAGACCGCGCAAGGCATCTCGAGCCCGGGCTACCGCGAACACTTCATGTCGACGTCCGACGAGACGATCGCGCGCGGCAACGCCTGGGCGGCCGAACGTCAATACAAGCTCTCGAACGAAGCCGACGTCGGCACCACCGACGCGACCCTCGACAATCTCGCCGGACAGTTCGCAAAGACCCAAGACGAGACGCAGCGCCAGCAGATCATCGGCACCGCCGGCGCGCTGATCGACAGCGCCGCGGCCAAGGGCCTCTATACGCCGGCGCAGGCTTATCAGCTCAAGCATCAATGGGGTCACCAGCTCGCCGCCACCGACGCGATCACGCGGATCCAGAACGGCGACGCGCAAGGCGTGCTCAACGAGCTGCGGACCGCGCCGGGCTCGAGCGACCAGATCGACAACCGCATCATCCAGATCGAGTCGGGCGGCAATCCGCTGGCGCGATCGCGATCGTCGAGCGCGTTCGGGCTCAGTCAGGCCGTGTCCGGCACGTGGCTGCAGGTCATGCGCCAGGCGCACCCGGAATTCGCCTCGATGCCGGACGATCAGGTGCTGGCGCTGCGCGCCGATCCGGGTCTTTCGAGGGAATTCGTCGGGCTCTACCGCCAGCAAAACGCCTCGTATCTGCAGAGCAAGGGCGTCGAGGCGACGCCCGGGAATATCTATCTCGCTCACTTCCTCGGTCCCGCCGGCGCCGCGGCGATCGCGAACGCCTCGCCGAACATGCCGGCTTCGATGGTGCTGGCTAACACGGTCGGTGCGAGCCAGGCCGCAGCGATGGTGCGCGCGAACCCTTCGATCCTCGCCGGCAAGACCGCTGGATCGGTGTCGCAATGGTCCGCGGACAAGATGGGCGGCGTCGGCCCTGGCGGCGGTCACCTCTATGACATCCTGACGCCGGAAGATCGCGCCACGATCTCGGCGCGTGCTAGCGAAGCGCTGCATCAGCAGACCACCGACGGCCTCTCCGATCTCAAGCAGCGGGTTGACAACACGCTTGCCGAGGCCGGATCGAACGGCGCCGCGCAGACGCCGGTCACGCAGGAGGAATTTATCGCGCGGCTCGGCCCGCAGCTCGGCGCGCAGCAATATCAGGTCTATTCCGATAACCTGCAGGCTTCCGCCGATCTCAGTCGCGTCGCGAAGCTCGCGCCTGACGATCAGCAAAAGCTCCTCGACAGCTATACGCCTGAGCCGGGCGCCGACAATTACGCCGACCAGCTCAAGCGCCAGAGTGAGCTCGCCAAGCAGATCCAGGAAGTGCACCGCCAGGTGACGACGGATCCCGGCACCTTCGCGGTGGCGCGGCTGCCGGCGGTGCAAGCTTCCTATCAGAACCTCGGCGCCACTTTGTCCGATCCGCGATCGACGCCGCAGCAAAAGGCAGCGGCCGCGGCCGACTTCGCCACCAAGCAGACAATGGAGCAGACGCGCATCGGCGTTGCGCCGTCCGACGTGAAGATCCTGCCGGAGGGCTATCGCCAATCCTTCGAGAAGGCGATCACGAAGTCGGCGACCGCGGACGATCCGCAAGCGCGCGTCGCCGTGATCGCGCGCGTCCAGCAAGAACAGGCTTTGTGGGGCGACAACTGGCCCGCGGTTATGCGCGAGCTCGCGCCTTCCATGCAGCCGATGGTCCGCGCGATCGCCGCCGGCGCCGACACGACGGCGATGACGCGGCTGCTTGCGCTCGGCAAGGACGAAAAGCCGGCCGACATCCTCAAGCAGCAAGATACGGCGAAGGCGAGCGACCTGCAGAAGTCGCTCAACGATACGATGGCGCCGTTTCTCGGCACGCTTGTGGGGCGCCAGCGCGATGCGGATTACACCGGCTATTATAATCTCGCCAACACGCTCGGCGCGCTTTACGTCCGCGACGGCATGAGCGCGAGCGACGCCGCGACGAAAGCCTTCGGCGATCTCGTCGGCAACCGTTACGATTTCCGCGACAGTTACCGGATCCCGAAAAGCGCGAATGTGTCGGCCGATGATGTGCAGGCCGGCGCGCAAGTCGCGCGCGGCCAGATTGCCGCCGGCGCGCTCGCGATCAAGCCATCGATCGACAATATGTCTCTCGGCGCCGGCAATGAAGCCGACACCCGTGCGAACGCGAGCCGGGATGGCCGCTTTGTCACGAGCCCGGACAATAGTGGTCTCAACCTGGTCGCGCCCGACGGCACGTTCGTTCGCGCGCCAGACGGCACACCTTTCAAATTGGGTTGGCAGCAGCTGACCCAGCTCGCCGCCGGCGGCCGCGCCGCGGTCTTATCGCCGCCCCCGACTGGCGGCACGCACCGTGAGTTTACGGCGCGCCAGGGCGGCGTCGCTCCGGACAATCCGTCGCCGACGTGGCGCGGCATTGTGGGCGCCGGTGCTTCTTCGCCGCCGGGTCCTGCCGTTGATGACCGTCTCAATCCGCCGACGGCGGCCGGCCGCGGATGACGGACGTCTTTTCGACGCCGGATGATCTCGGCGAGCCGAGCGCTTCGTCCTGGCACACGTCGCTCGGCGACTCGCTGTCCGCCCAGGCAAGTCAAGCAGTCGAGGGGGCAAGCCATACTTTGTGGCGCGATGTCGGTTTCTTCGGTGCCGAGCATGGCTGGACACCCCCGCAGTCGCCGAGTGATCCCAGATTGCAAGAGCCGTGGGGACCTTCGTCGCAACCCGCGCCCGCGCCCGATGTTTCGATCGACGACGCGAAGGCTCGCGTGAAGCAGGAAGGCCTCGATGGCTTCATGAAGCTGCCGGATCAGGACACGATCCGCGCGCCAGTTCTCGACATGATGATGCAAGACGCGCGCGAGAAGGCGCAATACAACGCCGCGATCGCGAGGGGACCGCAAGGTTTCGTTCCTGACGCGCTCGGCTTCATAACGCAAGTCGGCGCCGGCATGGTCGATCCGCTCAATGCGGCCGCGTTCTCAATCCCAATTATGGGTGAGGCGCGTTACGGCAAGATCCTGGCGAGCGCCGGCGAGAGCATCGCGGGCCGCACAGCGATCCGCGCTGGCGTCGGCGTGGCGCAAGGCGCCGTCGGTGGCGCTGCCCTTCTGCCGGCCGATTGGTGGCTGCACACGCAAGACGGCCAGGATTACACGATGGCGGACGCGCTTAAGTCCGTCGTGTTGTCGGCCGGCATGGGTTCGGCGTTTCACGCCGGCGGCGGCGCGGTCGGCGATCTCTATGCACGAGCTCGCGGGCGGCCGCTCTTCGGGACGATCGACGATCTTAGGGCACGCGCGCTCGCTGGCGACACGCACGCGGCCGAAATTGTCGAACAACTCGGCGCCGCCGGCACGCATTTGCCCGAAGCGGCACTTTCAGATGATGGGCTTGCGGCTGAGGCGGTGCCTGGCGTCACGCCGCCGGCGGAGCAGCTGCCGGCGCATCCTGCCGACGTGATCGCCGATCTGCCGCAGCGTGCGCAAGAGGACCTGGTCCACGCGACGGCTGCGGATCTCGTCAAGGGCGAACCGGCGCGCGGCGGCGAGCTGCTGCTGGAGGCCGCGAAGGAAGATCCGCGCATCGCGCAGACGATCGACGCGTTCCATGGCTCGCCGCACGATTTCGATCAGTTCGACATGTCGAAGCTCGGTATCGGCGAGGGCGCGCAGAGTTACGGGCACGGCCTTTATCTCGCCGAGAACGGAGACGTCGCCGCGCAATATCGCAAGACGACGTCTTACAAGAGCTTCATTCGCAAAGTGCAGGAACTCTACGGCGAGCACGACAGCCCGAGCGAGGCCGCCGCGGCTCTCGAGGAGAGCAAGGAATTCTCGCCTGGCGAGCGTGAGCTGCTCAAGGCGCTACATGAAGACGACTGGCTCGGCTTCGATTATCCGCACCAGGCGGTCAGCGCTGTTGTTCACGAGCCCGAGGCCTTCTCCGACATCTCCGATCGGACCAAGGAGGCGCTCCGTAATTTCGGCAACGTCTACAAAGTGAAGGTGCACGCCAATCCGGAGCATTTCCTCGATTGGGACAAGCCGCTTAAAGAGCAGCCTGCGCTCCTCGACAAGTTCCGACAAATCGTCAAGCCGGAGCTGCGCCAGGCGTTCGATGCAAACGTCGAACACGGGATCTCCGGAGCGAACGCTTACCACAATTACATCGGGGATGGCCGCGGCGGCGCTGCGGCTTCTGAAGCTCTGCGCGCGGCTGGCGTGCCCGGGATCAAATACCTCGATCAGGGGTCGCGCGCTATGCGCGACCTCGGGGAGCAGCGCGCGACGCAGGCCGCTCTCAAAGCGCGACTCGCCGAACCTGACCTCCATCCGGAGCTACGCAAGCAGATCGAGCAAAGCGTCGCGAAGAACGAGGAAGAGCTCGCTCAGCCGCGGACGCGCAACTTCGTCGTCTTCGACGACAAGCTGATCCGGATCACGCACAAAAACGGCAAGGAGATCCCGCTCGAGGCCGCGCGCTTCGGTCGGAAGGGTGAAGGTGCGCGGCCCGCCGGAGAGACTTTCGGCAGTCCCGGCGATTCTGAGGCGTCCGCACAATCTCCGCCTCGGTCGCGCCAGGACAATATAGGGCAGGCGGCCGCGGCCGACAATGCGTCGCCGACGATCGGCGCGCCGGCGAAGGGCCGCGGGCCGCGCGGGCGGGACCCAAATACCTATTCGCTCATGGAATTCCTCGCCTCGGAGGGCGGCATCCGCGACGACGATCCGCTGATCGGGGATCTGCGCGGCTCCGTCGGCAAGAACAAGCTAGTGCCCGGCTTTGGCAGCCTGATTCGGAAACCGCGCGAGCTCTCGACGGCCGCGCGCCAGGGCGGTGCGCGTGCGCCGATGACCCTGGATATGGCGCGCCAGGCTGCGGTGCACGGCGGTTATCTCAGTGACGCCGGCGACGTGCATGGCGGCAACGGCACGAGCACGATCTCGGATCTGCTCGAGGCGATCGACAAGGAAGCCCGCGGCGACAAGCAATATAGGGCCGGCGCCGGCGCGGCCGATCGGCCGGTCGATCCCGCCGAGCTCGAGCACCATCGGCACGGCCTCGAGCAGAACCTCGACGAGGCGATGAAAGAAAGCGGGCTTGATCCGAAGGCGCTCGCTGGTCCGCTGCGGGCGCGCGTGCTACAGATCATGGAGCACGAAGGCGAGCGCGATCCGATCGACGCCTATGAACGTGCAGCGATGGAGGAGGATCTCCGTGGCGTTGAAGCTGGCCAGCTCGAACCGAACCCCGAAGCCATCCCCGGCTGGGACAAGCTTGATGACACCGGCGCAGCATCGCCGGCGGGCGCTGCAGCTGAGGGCTCAGGCGACGCCGAAGGCGCTGGAAATGGCACGCCACCACGAGAACCTGGCCAAGGCGATCGAGGCGCGCGGCAAGGCGCCCAACCAGGCGAAGTAGGCGACTGGAAGAAATTTGCCGAGCGCGGTCCCGTCGACGAGGACCTGGCGCAGGCCTCCCGCGAAGCCGATGAGACGAAGGCGCCGACGTCGGCCGAACAGCCGGCGAAATCGGTAAGCGCGGCCGAGGCCGCCGCCGGCGAGGCCGATAAGCTCCTCGCCGACATTCTCCCCAAGCTGACCAAAGAAGAACGCAAAGGCTTCGAGGACAAGCTCGCCGAGCTCGCCGACGATCGCGCAGCGCGCGAGCAGATCGTGCGCGACGGCGCGGCGTGCCTGGCCGCGGCGGGCGTAGGGGGGGCCGCATGATCGCCGGCGAGATCCGCAGCCGCCAATATGCGGCGGCTTGCCCGAAATGCCGGGGCGTGCGCACGCTGTCGCGCGGCGAGGTGCAGACCGGCCGGCATCCGCTTTGCGAACACGACGGCGAAAGCATGGTGGTTTATGGCGGCCGTGATGGTCGCCCTCCGGACCTCGCGCTTGAGGCGGCCGAGTAACGCATGGCCTCGCGCAAGGATTGCCTCGACGACATTGCGAAGAAGACCGGTCGCAAGCGCGAGGAGGTCGAGGACCTGCTCGAGCAGATCCTCGATCGGGCCGACGAATACGAGAAAGACGGCGTCAACGCCGACAAGGCTTACGAGCGGGCGCGCGACGAGCTGCTCGCCAATATCTCGGAACGCGCTGCGCTTGATCGGCGCGCGCGGATCATGGACACGCGCAAGGGCATTGCGCGCAGCCGGTACTATCGGGACACGGCCGCGGCGATCGAGAAGCTGCCGGCCGGCCGGCGCATGCTGGCAAAGCTCAAGGCATCGTCCGCAAGGTTCGCGCTCGAGGCGAAGCTCGTCGGCGTCAACGTGCCGTTCTTCAAGGGCCGCTTCTCGGTCGACGCGCAATATGTGGCGCTGCGCCGGCTTTGGATCGGCGGCCTGGCGCGGGACCTCGAGCAGGCCGGGCTCCTCAAGATCTTCGCGTCGCGCGCGCTCGAGGATAAATGGACGGATGAGCTGTTCGAGCTCAACAAGCGGGCGTCGCCGGCGTATCAGCGCGCCGCGGCCGCCGGCGAGGGCGGAGAGCGCGACGCCTGGGAGCTCGCGCAGCGCGGGCAGGGGCCGGGCAATCCCGGGCTAACGAAAGACGCGCACGCGCTGCAAATCGCGAAGATCGTTCAGAAATGGCAGCGCACCGGGATGGCCGCGCTTAACCGCGAGGGCGCGTGGGTGCGCTCCTATTCCGGCTATATCACCAAGACCTCGCACGATCCGGACAAGATCCGCGCGGCCGGCCCGGAGAAGTGGATCTCCGACACGCTGCCGAAGCTCGACGTGTTGCGCACCTTCGGCACCAAGGATCCGGAGCGCGTTCGGGACGCGCTCTTCTCAATGTGGCGCCCGATGATGCAGGGCGATCATTTCGACTACGGCAAGCCGCAGGACGAGCCGCTTTACCCGACGCCGGCGAAGACGTCCTCGGCCGCGCGCGAGCTGCACTTCAAGTCGGGCAAGGACTGGCGCGATTACAATCTGCAATACGGCGTGCATAACGCGACGCACACCGTCGTCGAGGCGATGCGGATCGCGGCGCGGCGCACCGCGCTGATGAAGGAATTCGGGACGCGGCCGCGAGAGGCCTACGAAGACGACAAGCGCGGGCTGCTCGCGACGCTGCAGCACGAGGCCGAGCGGCTCAATAGCCAGCTCGGCGCCAGGGCGCGCGCCTACGACTCGGCGGCGGCCGGGACCGAGCAGCGTACCAAGATCGGCGCCGAAATGGATACGCTGCGCGCGAAGATCGCCGACAGCGCCGCCAAGTTCGACGATTTCAAGAAGTGGCAGCAGGCGCTCGACAACCGCTTCGCGCAGATCGACGGCACCTCGATGAAACCGGTCAGCCGGACCTCGAGCAATGTCGTCGCCAACATCATGTCGGTGCAACGGACATCGAAGCTCGGCAATCTCTTCGCGACTCACTTCGCCTCGCTCGTATCCAAGGCGATGGAGGCCCGTTATTGGGGCATTCCGTTTGCCGAGCGGTATAGCCGGCTTTTTACCGGGATGGCGCAGGGCGGCGAGGGCGGCGCCAAGCGGGCGGCTCTCGATGCGACGCTCGTCGGTTTCGAGAACCGGCTCGGCCACATCATGAACGCCTACGACGTCGCCGACGCGCCGGCGGGCTTTCTGACGCAAGCCGAGGAGCACTTCTTCAAGCTGACCGGCGTTAACGCCGTGATCGACAATCAGCGCGGCGACGCGGAAGCGATGTTTGCTTCGCATATCGGGGCGAAGCGCGATCTCGATTGGAAAGATATCGGCGCGAGCGAGCAACGCGTGCTGCAGGGCTTCGGGCTCGGCGAGAGGGAATGGCGCGCGCTCAAGGGCGTGGAGTGGTCGAAGCTCGGGGACGGTCGCATCTACCTGTTTCCGTCCGACGTGATGAAAATGAGCGATGACCAGGTCCGGGCCTATTACAAGGAAGGCAACACACTCGATCGCGCGGATCCCTCCGAGGACGACATCGCGCACACCCGCGAGCAGCTCGCGATGCAGCTCGCCGCGGCTTACTCGGATCGTTCCGGCTATGCCATTCCGATGCCCTCCGCGCGGACGCGCGCGATCCTCTTCGGCAAGAACTTCGAGCCGGGAACGGCGCTCAATACCGCGCTCAAGCTTTTCTATCAGTTCAAGCTCTGGCCGGTGGACATGATGAACCGCGCCTGGGGGCGCGAGACTTACGGCCGCATCGGCGACGGCCGCCTCGATCGCGTCGCCGGCCTGGTCGAAGCCGCGGTAGGCGCGGCCGTGTTCGGCGTCGCGGCCGAGGGCGTGCGCGATCTCATCAAAGGGCAGGACCCGCTCGACAAGCTGCGCCAGCATCCGATCGCTGCCATTCTCGCCGGCATGCAGCGCTCAGGCTTCGGCTCGATCGTCGGCGACTTCCTGCTCGGGCAGTTCGATCGCCACGGGCTCTCGGCCGCGGCGAACATGCTCGGCCCGACTTTCGGCCAGATCGACGACCTCGCGAATCTGCTTCACGCCGGCGAGGGCTCCGCCGGCGGCACATTCAGCGGCGGCGCCTGGCGCGAACGCGGTGCAACGCTCATCAAGATGATGAAGGACAATACGCCCTTCATGAACCTGTGGCTGACGCACACCGTGACCGACGCGCTGATCTGGCATCGCCTGCAGGAATGGGTCAACCCCGGTTACCTGCAGCGCTCCGAACAGCGGCAGTCGCAGCTCCAAGGCACGCACTTCCTCGTCTCGCCGGCGAAGACCGATCAGTGGCTCACCGGCCATCGCGCCTCGCCGCTCTGATTTTTAGTTGAGCATGATCTTCTCGGAAAACCGGTTTCCACTTTTCCGGATCATGCTCTGACAGGAGATCGCATGGCCACCACCGACCGCCGCGGCAATACGCTTTTGCAGAGCGGCTTGTTCGCGCCCTGCAGCGCCGCGACCACCGGCGCGAATATCGCGCTGTCCGGACAGCAGACGATCGACGGCGTCGCGCTCAATGCCGGCGATCGCGTGCTGGTCAAGGACCAGAGCGACGAGACGACGAACGGCATCTATGCAGTGGCGACGGGCAACTGGACGCGGACCAGCGACGCCAACAGCAACGCGCAATTCTTCCAGGGCATGGCGGTGCTCATCGCGCTCGGCACAGTCAATGCCGGCTCGCTGTTCATGTGCACCTGCGCCGACGATCCGGTGATCGTCGGCACTTCGCTTTTGACCTTCGCGCTGCAGAGCGCACTTCAGCAGGCGTTGTTTCAGGCGACGTCGACGACGGCGCTCCTGATCGGCGCCGGCAATAAGGCCTTCACGATCCAGACCGGCAAGAACTTCGCGGCGAACCAGTGGGTGCTCGCCTATTCGCAATCGAACACGTCGAACGTCCTCTTCGGCCAGGTCGTGAGCTATGCCGCCGGCATTCTGACCGTGAATGTCACCGCGACCGGCGGATCCGGAACGCCGAACGATTGGGTGATCGTGCTGTCGAATTCGCCGGCGGCGCAGGGCCTGCAGCCGCCCGTCGGCACCGGCAATATGACCGGCAACGGATCCTCGGTGTCCGGGAATTTCCCGATCTATACCGACGCCAGCGGCAAGAACGTCGCCGACTCGGGCAAGGCGCCCGGCACGCTGGCGACACGCAATCAGCTCATCTATGGCGACGCCGGCACCGCGACGATCCCGGCCGTCGCGCTGGCGCCGGACGTGATGCGCGGGCCGCTCGTCGGTCAGCCGGGCGTCGGCGAGAACTTCCTGCTGTCGAACGATGGCACCAATCCGACGCGCGACATCGACATCGGGCCGGGCCGCGTGGAGGACGACACTTTCACCTCGAAGCTTCGCCTCAAGGGCATGATGGTGAAGCGCCTGGACACCGCGTGGGCCGCGGGCGGCGTCACGGGCTCGCCGGCGGGTGGCTGCGATGCTGGCGGCGTCAAGGGCACGGGTCAAACGCTGCACGCCTACGTCATCGGCGCGATGGGGCTGTCGGTGACGCAATTCTCGCGCACCGGGAACGTCGCCACGCTCACGATCACCGGCCATCCGCTCGGCGCCGGCGGCACGATCGAGCCGCAGGGCATCGGCTCCGGTTTTGACGTCGGCGCGGTCATTACGGCCGTGACGACGAACACGGTCAGCTTCGCCAATACCGGGGCCAATGTTGGAACGACGGCCTGCGCCGCAATCGCCAACGGATTCGATGTCCTGTTCTCGCGCCAGGACGTGCACGCCTATCCCGGGCCAGTGATGCCGACCGGCTTCACGCTCAAGCAATGCCTAGGGTCGGTGCTGACGGACGGCTCGGCCAATATTCGCCCCTTCACTCAGGTCGGTGATCTTTTCTTTCTCGGGACGCCGATCGGCGAGATCGTGAACACTGCGCCCGGCGACGCCAACGCGCACACTTTGACCCTCACCGGCGTCCCGATCGGTGTAGCGCTCCTGGCGATGATGCAGGCTTGCCTCGCGAGCACGGGTGGCCTCGGTTATCTGTCTCCGCTGATCGTGCCCGACGTCGCGCCGCTTGGCACAACGTCGCCCGCTTATAATTACGGAAGTCTGCAGGGCGCCGGATCGGCCGCCGGCGGCGTGCTGCATATTCTCACCAATTCCTCGGGCCAGGTCCGCTATCGCCTGTCGGCGAGCAATCCGCAGACCATCGTCACGCTCGGCTGGCGCGATCCTCGCCGGCGCTTATTCTAGGCTTCGCCTTTGAAAACTGCGGGCCTTTGCAGCGTGGCGATCGCCGCGGTGCTCGCGATCGCGCCGGCGCATGCCGATACGCGTGTCTATCTGGTCCGTGGCCTGGTCGGCTGGCTGTTCGCCCCGATGAATGAGCTCGCCGGCGAGCTGCGCGCGCGCGGCGCTAATGTCACCACGGGGAGCTGGCTGCAGGCGGCAGCACTGGCGGCCGATGCTTGCGCGCACCGGGCCGATCGCATTGTGGCTGTCGGCCATTCGCTCGGCGGCCCGGCCGCGGCCGCGATCGCGATGACGGCAAGGGCGTGCGGCGCCGGCGACGTCACTCTCGTCTCGATCGACCCACCGCCGAACGCTGCCGCGGTGCACGGCATCCGCGCCACGAATTTCGTCGGCGCGCTCGGCGGCAGGATCATCGGCGCGCGGAATATGCCGGCACCTGGCTACGACCACGTCGCCATCGTCAACGACCGCGCCATGCAAAGCCGCATCGTCGCGGCCGCGCTGGCGCGCTGAGTTTCACCGCAGCCGAAAGGACCGAACCATGTTGCAGGATGTTCTCCCCTATCTGCTCGGCGGCGCCGCGCCCGTCAGCCTCTATCTCGGCTATGTCGGCTACACCAAGGGCTGGCCCGCCGTGAGGGCGAAGGTCGCGTCCTGGTGGAGCAAGGGTAAATCCGAGCTCGCCGGCGTCAAAGGCGATCTCGCCTCGTTCCAGCAAAGCATCGAGCCGCGCGTCGCAGCGCTCGAGAAGCTCGTGCTGACGCAGCCTGCGCGCGCTCCGGCTGCGGCCGCGGCGCCGCTCGTCGCCCCGCCGGCGCCCGCGCCGGCTGCAGCGCCTGCGGCTCAAACGCAAGGCTAGGCACTAGCCGCGCCGGCCAGGTCCGCACACAGATGAGGTGAAAGCGATGAGCTTGGATGCTGTCACTTTGCGCCGGCTGTGGCCGCGCGCGCCGCAGCCGATCGTCGACGCGATCGCGTCGCGGTCGGCGATCGTGTTTCCGAAATACGGGCTGACCACGCCGCTGCGCCAGGCGCATTTCCTGGCGCAGATCAGCCACGAGTTCGGCGGCGGCACGATCGGGCGGGAGAGCCTCAACTATTCGACGGCCGCGCGAATCGCTGCGGTCTGGCCGCGGCGCTTCACGCCGGCGACGGCCGCGCCCTATGTCCACAATGACCGGGGGCTCGCCGACAAGGTTTACAACGACCGCATGGGCAACCGGCCCGGCAGCGATGATGGCTTCGACTATCGCGGCGGCGGTCCGCTGCAGCTCACCGGCCGCGATAGCTACCGCGCGATCGGCGCGATCGTGGGGCTGCCGCTCGAGGAGCGCCCCGAGCTCGTGACCGCTCCGAATTACATGCTCGAGATCGCCGCCGCCGAATTTCGCAAGCTCGGCTGCCTGCCGTTCTGCGATCGCGACGACGTCGAGGGCGTGACCTATCACGTCAATGGCGGATATACCGGGCTCGCGTCGCGCAAGGCGTGGCTCGCGCACTGGAAGGCCGAGCTCGGGCACGAAGGCGCGATCGCGCCGGCGACGCCCGCGCACGAGATCCCGCAAGTCGAGATCCCGCGCGGTTCCGACGAACGCTTGCCGGTGCCGCCGACGCCGATGGCGGAAGATCATTCGGCATGGGCCGGCGTGCTCGCAGTTTTCAGCGGCGCCGCGACCTATCTCGGTCAGGCGGTCGACGCGCTCAAGCCGATCCTCGCGGATCCGCGCACGATCGCGATCGCCGTCGCGGTCATCGGCGCCGTCATCCTTTACGAGTGCTTGAAACGATCGAGGGCCAGTCATGCTTGAGACGCTCCGCGGCATCGCGCAGGCCTGGCGCGAGATCCTGCACGTCAGCGAATTGACCGGGCTGTCGGTCGGCGCGCTCGGCGTTATCGCCTTCGTGGTTTGGTTCGATCCGGACGTGCGCAAGCTCGCGATCCGATTCGCGGTGCTCGTCGTTTATAGCTATCTGGTAGCGCTCTTCTTCCTGCACCTCGGCGCCGGCGACGTGCGGGCGGAATGGGCCAACGACAATCTCAGAGCCGCCGGCGAGAGTGAGGCGCGCGACGTCGGCGCCGACAAGACGCTCGCCACCGATTTCGATCCTCAGATCCAGGCGAACCGGAAACAGGCGGATTCCGATGACCATCAGATCCTCGCGGACCTCAGCGCGGTGGCGGCTACTAATTGTGAGCTCGGCCCTCGTCCTTTGCGGTTGCGAAACCGATCAAGGTAAGGGCACGCCGCCCCTGGCGGTCAAGATCCCGCCGGTCTGCGATCGCGCGCTAGCGCCCATCGCGCTGCCGGTGATCGCGCCGACAGATGATGCGCGCACGGCGTTCGAGAGAGACGACGCGAAGTTGCTCGCTGCGCGCGCCGAGATCTCGACGGCGCGGAAGTGTCTCGCGAGGCAGCGTGAGATATACGCCCAACAGAAGGAACAGCGCTGATGGCCGGCAAGACCACTGACCAGGTGATCGTCGACATGCTGCTGCAGCAACAGGCGCGATTGACCGAGCTTGTCGGCCATGTCGGCGGCATCGGCAGCAAGCTTGACACCTTCATCTCGCAGATGGCGGCGCATGACACGCGCACCACCGACATCGAAGTTCGCACCCGCAAGGTCGAGGCGCGTCAGCATTGGTACTCCGGCGCCGGCGCCGTCGTCGGATTGCTGCTCGGCAAGTTCGCGCCGGGCCTTTTCGGTCACACCTGAGTCGGCGGCGAAAGCCGCCTCCGACGCACGGTCTGCCGTGCTTTCTGAGTACCAGGCCAAACTCCGCGCCGCTGGGCCCTCGGGCCTGGCGGCGCGGCTCTTCTTGCGCTTGGTAACCTTCGT